AACTCCTTCTCCGAATAAATCACCGGCATCGCGAACAGCCCCACCGTCAACGCCCACGCCAGCGTATTCGACTTGTTGAAATGCTCCAGCTGCAACGAGCTGGCCTTGTTCATCAGCCACATCCCCTCGCCCAGCGTGAACTCGAACACCGGCACCCGCTTCAG